GACTTGCAAGACGAACAGAAAATAATGGTAAATCAAATCAGAGATTTGGATATGCAACTTGGAAGGTTGAATTTTCAAGCACAACAATTACAAGCAGCTAAAAACCATTTTTCAACTGAATTAAATTCTTCTTTGAAAGAAGAGAAGGAAGATGCCTAAGTTAAATGTAGTCGCAGGAATCATAGAAAAAGTAGTAGATAAAATCGATGACTTTACACTTGATAAATCTGAAAAAGCAGAACTCATACAAGAAATCAACAAGGCGCAAATTGAGGTCAATAAAGTTGAAGCTAATAGCAACAGCTTATTTGTATCTGGGTGGCGTCCTTTTGTTGGGTGGACTTGTGGAGTAGCACTATGCTATCATTTCGTACTACAACCCTTCTTAGTCTTTCTGTTATATTCATTTGGTTATCAAGTGGATTTACCAGTGTTCGATATGACAACCCTAACGACAATACTTTTAGGTATGCTTGGTCTTGGGGGAATGCGTTCGTTCGAAAAAGTGAAGAAGTCGGCATAATGGAATTTAACGAAATCATTGAAAAAGTCCTCGAACACGAGGGAGGTTATGTCAATGATAAAGATGATTTAGGTGGGGAAACAAAGTATGGTATAACCAAACGATTCTATCCTCACCTCAACATCAAAGAACTTAGCAGAGAACAAGCAAAAGAAATCTACTATAATGATTATTGGATTCCTTCCAAAGCACAAAAATTACCAGAACATCTACGCTATCCATATTTTGATTGTGTAGTAAACACTGGACAACGCAGAGCAGTAAAGATATTGCAACAGGCGTGTAATAATAAAAACACCTTTGAAATCAAAGAAGATGGACTAATTGGTGCAGCGACTATCTCTGCGTGTAAAAGATTAGAGCCAGATAGATTTGTTTCTTATAGAATTTTATTCTATTCTTTGTTAATTTCAGAGAACCCTACGCAAGAAAAATTTTGGTATGGGTGGTACAAAAGAGCTAAAGGAGAGTAAATGCCTACATATATAACATCACGAGATTTAAAAGATACCTTTCCAAATTTAGATGAATTTGATACAAAAAAACCATTATATGGTTGGGTAGTAGATTCAGTCAGTAGATATGTTTCTCACGACTCTGGATTAGTAACACAATTATTTGTAGATGGAAAAGATTTAGGTTCAGCAGAAGCATCAAAGACTGATGTAAACTCTAATGGTAAATGGTACTATGAAGAATCAGAAGATGCAGTATATTATTACAACGACGCAAATAGTCCTGATGATTTATTAATGGAAGCAGGAGAGGATTTTGTTACACTGAAGAATAGAGTAATGAAAGACGCAAGTGACTATGTAGACTCTAAATTAGATGCTACGCTTCCAAGAGAGCAATTTTTATTAAAAGATGGTACATACGATTATCTTATTAGACGCTTAACTTCTTTAGTTGCAGCGTTCTTTTTAGTAAAAGGAAAAGACCCAACAAGTGAAATAGCAGAAGCATTGTTTGAAGAAGCAACAATGCACATAGAAGATTTAAATGCAGGTAGGGCTAAACTTGCTTTCCAAAATACTGGCGATGCTTCTAAAGGTATTGTTAGACAAATCTCTGTGTCTGGAAGTCTTAATATTGTTGACACTAGAGGAAATTACTATGGTAGCTACGATAGATTAAAAGTGATTGTGACTACTGCTGGTGCTATAGGAACTGCTAAGTATTCTGTCTATGCTAAAGATACCGATGGATTGAAAAACAATTTAGTATTACAAGATGAAATTATTAATGGCGATTATCAAGAATTGGTAGGTGGCTTACAAGTAAGATTTCAGGGTTCATCAGACGCATCTACTGCAACGCAGAATGATGAGTGGGAAGTAGAAGTATCTGGAATCTATGAAGAGGTAGATAATCCTTCTATGCGTTCTGTTAAAATGACTCGTAAAGATTTCAAACAATTCTATCGAGGTAAGAATGGCAGTCGCATCTACTAATGCTTGGAAAGTAAACGTAGAAGAAACAATTCAACAGGGAATAAAGAATGAGTTCTTTTCTTCCTTACCTATCTTTCGTTCAAGAGATTTTCAACACAGAGGAAATCAATTTTGTATTATAAGAGGGAACGATTCTGATGCACAAGATACAATGTATTCTGTATTACCAAACAATTATAATTTAACTTTAGAGTTTTTTATGTTAGACCATAAACGTAACGATATAACGGTAAAGCGTTTTTTTAATATGGTATCACGAGTAGAAGAAATATTTTATACATTGGTAGACCTAGACCCATTATTTAGTTGTACGATAAATGCAATAACATACGAAGATGATGAAGAATTTAATGGATATAGAAAAGCAACTTTTGATATAACCGTAGGAAATGTACGATAATGGCACTGACATACGAAAATATTACTTATGAAAAGATTATGACACCATTGCGTGATAAGTTACGCACAGAGTTTAAAGGTGGACTGCCAATATACTTTGATAATCAACACCAAGACATTGGTACAAAATCATTACGCATTTATCCTACCTCACAAGAATTAGTAGAAAAAAGAACAAAGTCCTACATTAATGTTTACAATATACAGATGGATTATGTATTGAAAACATACAGAGATGATGAGAAGGCATTAGACCAGATGTACAAAGATGTAACCAGAATTGAAACCATATTGTTTAACAATTCTAATGGTGGAGATATACCATATTTCTATGCAGGTATGCCTGAAATAGAGCATAATGTAGACGCAGGAATAGATAATGTTTATGTGTCACGTATTACCGTTCCAGTGCTATACGAAGAGGTACACGAACAATTTGTAAGATTTATTACATCTAATGATAATTTCTTTGTAACTTCAGATGGACTTTTTTATATTGTAAGGAGTTAATTATGGCTAAAAAATATAAATTAAAAGATAAGTTAATGCCTAGAAAACCAAGTTTTTTAAAACTACACCCTGAAGACTGGGCAAATTTAAATGGTGGTAAATCTATTGAATTAGAAAGTGTACCATCTATAGCTAAAGATTATTTAGAAGAAGTAAAAATTAAAGAGGTAAAAAAAGATGGCAAATAGTAAAGTAAGTTTTAGTCCAAAAGATTTTCAGTTAGCGATAGCACCTGAAACTGTAGTAGGTACTCCTATTGAAGCAGCAGGTCAAGCTACATATAAATATATCAATATTGATTCTATTGAGTTTCCTGCATTAAACCCACAACAGGTTTTAGATGTTAGACACGGAACTGGTAGAACATTAAAGAAAGTTGATATGTTTCTATCTAATAAACTAACCGTAAAAGAAATTAGTTTTTCTGGTATTGCAGATAGCACTATTTTACCTATGTTACTATCAAACATTACCCAAGAAACTGCTTCTACTTATGATTTTGAAATAGCATACGACCCAGATGAAGTTAAAGTCGGAGAGTCTGCAACAGATAACACAAAAACATTTACCGTGCTATTAGATTCTCCACAATCAGGAAGTCAAATGCAATTTCCTGGCTGTGTATTAACCTCTTTAACATTAAATGCAGATATTGGAGAAGAATCAGGTAGAGTTAAATTCTCTGGTACATTTAAAACAGGTGTAAAACCTGTATTAACTGGAGTATCTGCTATCTCTGTAACAACAGCTACTTATTTCAATTCTAACTATTTTATGACTGACTATGGTGACGCAGGTGACGTAGGGGCAGCTACCACGATAGCAGATATAGATGACCCTGTAGTAAAATCATTTAGTTTAACTATGGAAAATGATGCACAATTTATGGGATTTGATGCAGATGGTAATTATCAAATTATCGCAAGAGCATTACCAGAAGTTTCTGTAACATTTGATTCTGTAATTAAATACGATGACGAAACAGAAGGTTTGATTAATACATTTGAAACACAATCTACTGGAACAGTTGCAAATACATTAACAGCACTAACTGACTCAACAAGAAACTTTGGTATTTCAATACCTGCAGCAGTAATTACTGATGTAAGTTTCTCTGAAGAAGAAGCGATGTTTATGTCTGTTAGCACTAAAGCAGTAGCAGATTCAGGTGAAACTAATCTTCTGTCAATTTCAGTAGAAAATTCATAAACCAATAAAGGATAATCAATGTCTAAAAAAATAACACTCAAGAGTGGCAAAAAAGCTACCCTTGTAGAAATGTCTGTAGACTCTTTTGATAAATGTATGGACTCTGTAGAGTTTGTAAAAAAAGATGGAGAGTCAGCAATTAAAAATCAATTTGCATTAAGTACACTATGGATTAGAAATGGTGTAGATGGTGCAGATGATAAGTTCATTAAATCTTTGTCTATTGAAGATAGAGTAGAATTACAACTAGCTATTCAGGATTATAATAGCTTGGGGGAATAGATTCCCTCTCACTGGAATTAAATATATTGATAGATGATTGGTGTGAGGGTTGCAAATATTCTACCTTTCCATATAAAGCTAAGTTACCTCTTAAAAAGAATAACAGCGTTCACACCTTTACATCTATGGACGATGTATGGTATGTTATCAATCTCTTAAAAGAAGAATTAGAAGAACATAACGAAACAGCAGAAAAGAAGTTTGAACTACATCAAACTATTAAGTCACATCTACCTTTTTTTGCTTGTCCTAATCATTTTCTAACCAAAGAATCTCAAAGAGATATTAAAAGATATACGTATTCACAGAAGATGAATGTACCTCCTTATGAAGGTTCTTACGGAAATCACCCAAAAAAATGGATTGATAAGTGCAATGTTATAGAAAAAATGTTAAATTATATCCAATCAGAACAATTTAAAAAGAACAAGTAATGGCAGATACAAAACTAAAAGTACAAATTCAATTCCAAGCTACTGGTGATAAAGAGTTAGCAAGAGCATTTAAAACTGCTGCTATTGCAACAGAAAAATTAAAAAATGCTAACAAAAAATTAAATAACGAAACTAAAAAAACTACAAAAGGGTTTTTTCAAATTTCCAAAGAAGGTAGACTGGTAAGGAATACTTTTGCTACTATTCGTAGTAAGTTATTACTTATGTCTTTTGCTTTTACTTTGGTTACTGGTACTGTTGGTAAATTTATACAAAAATCTGCTCAATTTGAAAAAGTTAAAACTAGATTAAATGCTATGTTTGGCTCTGTGGACAGGGGAACAGAAGCATTTAATAAATTTAATAAAATAGCTGCTACAACTCCATTTACTTTAGAAGATATTGTTGAAGCTGGTGCTTCGTTAAAAGCATTCGGTGCTGATGCAGAAGAATTAATAAAACCTGTTTCTGATTTAGCTGCATTTATGGGAACTTCTGCAACGGAAGCAGCACAAGCGTTAGGTCGTGCATTTGCAGGTGGTGCAGGAGCAGCAGACATACTTCGTGAAAGAGGTATTTTGCAATTAGTAAAAGATAGTCAAGGTATTAAAGATTTAACAAAAATTACTTTACCAGAGTTTAGAAAAGCATTAGAAAAAACTATTACTGACCCTTCAGTTGGTGTAGCAGGTGCTACAGATAAGTTATCTAAAACAATGTCTGGTTTATTCTCTAATTTAGGTGACTCGTTCTCAAGACTTTCTGCAGCAATAGGAGATGTTGCTACTGGAGGTATGTTTAGAACTGGCGTTGAAACTATGACAGTATTGTTTAGTAAAATGGCAGAAGCTCTAAATGAAATCAATAAAACAGATATAGAAAAAATTGATGAAATAAGAAAATCATTAGGTATGCCAGTTATTCCAAGAGATATGGAAGAACAAGGTGAGTCTTTAACTTCTATAGCAGACTCTTTAAGAAAAACAGTTAATCCAGGAAGAGATGCTTCTATCATATTTAACGAACTGAAAACAGCTTTAGAAGATTTTGAAAAAGCTCAAGCCACTGTTGATTTATTTGGAGATAAAACTGCTATTGGTACTCTTTCAAAAGGAAAAGCAAATCAAAATCTGGAAAAAGCAAAAAATCAAGTAATTGCATTAAATACAGAGTTTCAGAATTTACAAAAACTAATTATTGCCGAATCAGGAGAAGGTTTTGAGCTTGACCCATTTAGTGGTATCAGAAGTTTAAATATGATTGATGCTTTTTCTCAAGAGCTTTTTAAAATTGAACCAAGAGGGTTATTTCCAAGTAATGAAAATTTAGGTAAAGGTTTAAAAGCGTTTAACGATGATTTGAAAAAACAAATAGAAGCAATAGATAACACAGCATTAGGTGAAGCTTATTTAGCTATGGTTGAATTTGAACAAATATTTCAAGACCAGCTAATTGGTGGATTTATGAACTCCTTCAATCAAATACTTTCATTGCAAAAACAAAATCTTGATAAAAGAATAGATAATGAATTAAAAGCATTGAAAAAAACTGATAGATTTAGAAATGCTTCTATGGAACAAAGACAAACTATGGAAGATGATTTGAGGGCTAAATTTGCTGATGACCAAAAAAGATTATTTAAATTTCAGAAAGCTATGCAGATATCACAAGTTATTATTGACACTGCAACATCAATTAATAAATTAATGGCTGCAGCTAAAGCAACAATGAATCCAGCAGCAATAGGTGCTGCTAAAGCAATGAGTGGGGTAATGGGTGCATTTGCTGCAACTCAAATATCTCTTATATCTAAACAAGAAGCACCAGCTTTTGCTCGTGGTGGTTCTTTTGTTACTGAAGGACAACAAATGATTATGGTTGGAGATAACGCAGGTGGTAGAGAACGAGTAGATATTACACCACTATCTACACCAGACTTTGGTGACGCAGGTGGAGGTAGCTCTATAAATGTAAATATTATGGGTAATGTTATTGGAACGCAAGAATTTGTAAGAGATAACTTATTACCAGAGATTGAAGATTCAATAAGAAGAAATCTTGCGTAATGCCTATCAATTCTACAACAGCTTATAATATTGCTCTTAGTAGCACTATAAAAGAAGAGTGGATATTCGAATTAAGAAATGACACTTATACTTCTGGTGGCTCTACACAATATATAAGATTAGGAACTGCTGAGGTAGGTAGTGGTACTACTAAATATCATTCATTGATTACATCTTTGCCCTCAATAAGAGAAACAATAGACTTAAAAGCATCTACTTCTAAAAATGGAAACTTAAGTATTAATTGTGTAAATGGACAATTATCCAATTATAGTAATGCTACATTAGCAGAAGAAATTTATGGTGGTACGAGAAAATATATAAACAGAGATGTTATTGTTAAATCAAGAGTAGGTGGACAAGAAAACACCATTTATACTGGCAGATTAAAGTCTGTAAAGCTACAAAATCAAGATACAGTAAGTATAGAAATAGCAGCTAAAACACCAATAGATTTTTTAAAAATTCCAGAGTTTACAAGTAAAGCAGGTAACTTTTTTCCTATTGTATATGGAGATGGAGTTTCAGAAACATCTACTATTACTTTTCCAGGATTTATAGACAGTGCAAGATGTTTTCCATTGCAAGTAGATTCATTAAATGACGATAGATTTAATTGTTTAGCATTTCAAGGATTTGCATTAGGAAGTGCTACTGATACTGGATTTGATACTGATGGAATTGGTGACCAATCATTATTAGCAGATGTTACCGATAATACATTTCAAATTATAAATGGAACTATACCTACTGCATTTGAAGTTGGAAAAGTAATACAAATAGATAGTGAAAAAATGTTAATTACTGCATCTGCATTTGTACCTGCCACATTTGTTGAAATAACTGTTATTAGAGCATATGCAGGAACCACCTTAGCAGCTCACGCAGACGGTGCTGATGTATATTCAGTAGCAATTACATCTGGTATTGATGATGGTAAATTACACTACCCAATTAAAGATATGTTTGATGCAAATGGGTTTCCTTTGTTTACTCCAATACTTACAGGAAATAATGAATACGCACAGGAAAATTCTACAAATTTATATGAAGGTTCAGAAAATGATGATAAACCTATTTTATTTGCTCCTATCAATTTAAAAAGAGGATATTATATTAGACCACAAACAGTAGAAGCATCTTCTGGATATAATGCAACTTCTAATTTGGCAAATGCTTATGATACTTTAACTTCTTCTTTTGCAACATTAACGCATAGTGCAAATGATGATTTTGGGGTACAAGCATCATTTTTATTAAAAGATTTACCAAGAGAAGAACATTCTATTAAAAAATGTAATTTAAAATTTTCTTACCAAGTAAGTGCTTTTGATGAGCCAACTGGTGCAGGTGAAACTTTATCTACGAAATACAGAGTTTTTATAAACGAAGATTACACAGGAGATTTTGTAGACGGAACTGAACATACTGCGACTACTATAGTTCAAAATGCTTCTATAGATTTATTAGATACTGGAAACTTTTCAAGCAATAGTTCAAGAGTTCCAGAAAGTGTTAGTTTAAGATTTTTTGCAAGTTCGAGTGGTGGTATTGGAAGTGGTAGTGGAGATACTCACGGATTAACTATTAAAGTATTTGATATGTATTTAGAAATAAATGCAGAAATAGATGCTGAAAATACAGATAAAGATGTACAAAATTTAGTTGATTCAAGTGCTGTTACTTCCGTCAAAAAATTATATACACCTGCAGATGGATTAGACCAATCTTGGGCAGCAGGAACAAGAGTATCTAATATAGCTCAAATGCACAGAGATTTAATTTATCGCTTTGCAGGAATAACTACTGAGCCAGAAAATTATTCTGCACTAAACACTGCAAGAACTAATTGGACTATATTTTATTACTTGCATAAACAACAAGAATTATTAAAAGTGTTAGAGCAAACGCAAAAAGAAGGTGGATTTATATTTAGATTTAAAGCCAGTGATGGTAGTCCACAATATATTTATTTGGTAGATACTCCAGCAACAGACCATACAATAAGCAAAAGCGATATTGTAAATACGAGCATATCATTGACTGCTTTTGATAATTTGATTACTAAAAGAGTAATTAAATATCAACGCAATCCTATTAATGATGAACTATTATTTGAACAAACATCTACAGATACTACTAATAATCCAAGAACAGATTACAATGTACAAAGTGATGAAAATGTAGAAACGGAAGAATTGCAAATATTGAATGGTGCTATTGGTGCAGTAAATATGGGTTCTGGAAATAAAAATGATGGCTATGCTAATTATTATAATGCCATTGAAGGAAATCCAAAATTGTTGATTGATACAGAAATAATAAACCCAGGTAGCAGTGGTGGCAGTTCTTACTTCTACTTAATGGAAGTTGGAGATATATGTGCGTTTGACCATACCGATATGATTGTAGAACCATTTGGTGAATCATTCAATGGTAAGAAATTTATAGTAACTGGATTAACAAGAAGTCCAGGAAGTTTAAAAGTATCTTTGAGAGAAATATAAAAAGGATTAAATTTTCCTATGCCAATATCCAGAGTCAGATTTAGAACAGATACAACACCAGATAGCGATAGTACATCTTTATTAAATGGTGCAATTACATCAACAAGTGCTACTTCCATTGTAGTAGACCAAGGTGGAGATTTTGAAAATAATCAAAATATTAAAGTAGATAGCGAAGAAATGACTATTACTAATATTTCTGGTAATACGCTTACAGTTGTTCGTGGCGTTAATGGAACGACTGCTGCAACTCACACAGATAATACGATTGTTTATAAAGATGATAGTTTTTTATACACACCGACACAAAATCCTAACATCGGAACAGACATATCAAAAACTTACGATGGCATAAAAGTTAAAAAATCACTTGGTGGAGAAACATATACTTTTGCTAATCACGAATCATCAAGAAGGCAAAGAAAACTTGTATATGAAAATATAAGCGAATCAAATAAAAACAGATTGGTTGCATTGCACGATTACGCCAAAGGACAAAAAACTTCTTTTCAATATAGTGAAGATGGTAACACTTGGTATGCAGTTCGCTTTGTAAATAACAAATTACCAGTATCAGAAACGGCTTATAATGTGTATCGTGTTGAAATCAACATTGAAGAACAATTATAAGAAATTTTTCTTCTTAAAATACCCCTACATAGTCATAAAAGCACTCTTGATAGCATATCATAAGCGAGATAGAACAAAGTGGTATGAACACCGTAAATAATGCGTTATTTGACGTCTAGTCTTTTTTATCTTCCAAACTACGCAAAATTAAGTTTTCTCTGATTTTATTAGTGCGTTTTACTCGTTCTTGAATATTATTATTCTCTTCTTTGAGAGTTTTTAATAAATCCTTGTATCGTTTTGCTATTTTTTTATCTATCATAATATTTTTTAGGGCAACCAGTAGCCAACCGTATTTGAAAAACAATAATCCCATTAAGACATTATCAAAAGTAAACAGGATTGGTTACCTGCGACACTCCTTACAATGACATAATTTATTGTTGTTTTAAAATGTTGCCCTAATTTGTTAAAATGGTAAATCGTCTGATTTTACCTTAGGAATAGAAAAAGATAAGCCAAAGTATTTCTTACCACCTTTACTTTCATTAACCCAAGCAGATACATTATAAACTGTACCATTTACATTTGCTTGACCTTGATAGTCAGGTTGTGTATCTTTTTCCTTTTTTTCGTTATTAAATAAACTGCCTTTATTTTCTTTATGTTCGTAAGCCATTACTTTAATCTCCAAGTGTATGTTTTTCTTCCTGCCAATCCCAATACCTTTTTATCTGTTTTAACAAGTCTATCTTGATTGGTTAAATCAGTAATTGCTCTGCGTATAGATGTTAATGGTGTTTGTTCATTGATTGACTCATTGTCAATTAGAAAAGCCCAGACATCATTTGCAGATAGATTGTCATTAGGATATGTTTGAAAAACTGCTAATGTTAATCGTGTTTGATTATCAGCTTTTTCAAAATTAGTTTTAAGTGAAATACCTGTTTCGTTTGTTGTATTGTAGTACATTTCCTCTCCATTGTTTTTATATTTAAGACAAAGCGATACTATTGCGTTATAAACGCATTGATGTAATTTGGCGATAATCATATTACTTAATCGTCACAATTTTCGCAATGTTTCCAAGTTGGATTCAGTCCAACATATTCTTGTTCAGTTACTTTTGTAGGATTGTTTATTGCTTTCTTGATGTCTAATGCGACATTTTTGATAGCAGGTGGCAATTCCCTTACATAGCGACTTTTAAAAATATATTTCAAGACTTCTTTTTCTTCTTGGTTTATTTTTAACATCATATCGTTACCTCAAATATGGTTTTCTTTGGTTTTAGTTTGTTGGAAGATTTTGCATTATAACTTTCAAGCTCACTATCAATGTCATAACACTCTTCTCCAACATATTGTAAATCTATTTTCATAGCGTCTATATTTTTATCTTCGTGGAAAATATAAATATTCTGACTTGCTCTTCCTGATAGATTTAATCCTTTTTCACTGTACTCGTTAGCTCCAACCAATGAGCTACTTCTACTTGCAATATCTCCTATTCTTGCAGAGTGTATATGTCCAGATATAATATAATCTATCTGTACACCTCTACCTGAATATCTACCTTTGATTTGATTGACACTCTTTTCGTATTGCGTAGTGAAACTTCCGTTTCCGTGTAATAATAATAGATTTTGTCCTGCGACATTAACAACGCATTCAGTAGGGTCATCAACTACAAACTGCACATCTGTTGTTTTAAAATAATGTCTTAGGATTTCAAAGATAACAAAGTCGTAATTATCAGACGCCATAAAGTCTGACCAACCCCAATCTTGTTTTAATCTACTTTCGTTTCCTGTTACACAAGCAACTGACACGGAATAATCTTGTCCAACATCAAATATAATTTGTTGCAATAAATCTACTGCAAGAAATACTGCTTTACTTCTATTCGTGGACATATTAAGCATTTCATCTAATCGTCTGTCCGAATTGATTAAATCGCCTGTAATCGCAATTAATACATTATCTATATCGTAAACCTTAAATATTTCTTTTGCTCTGTTTACATAGTGTTTTAAGCGTCTACTAGCAACCTTGAAATCATAATTGTTATGAGGTAGGGAAACAAGTTCGTTAAAATGTGTATCAGCAATTTGCAATACTCCAACACTCTTACCCTGTTTGACTTTTTTAAATTTAAAGTCTGAAAAATTCTTTTGTTGCAAAAGTGCTTGAATATCAAATAATAGATTAGTAATTGCATTTTCATATCTGGCGTGTTCTCTAAATGCTTTTCGTTCAATTCGGTTTACATCTTGTGCTGATTGTTTCTGCTTTGCAAGTTTAATGTTTTCTCTAATAACCTCAACATCATTAAGAGTGGGATTAACTGTTTGTACTCCACACTCTTTACATCTGTATCGTTGTTTGTAAGAACCGTCATAGTTTTTCTGACGAGATTTTTTAATCATATCTTTGCTACTACAATTAGGGCAAGATATAATATATAGTCCGTCCTCTGTTAGTTTCATTTAGTTAACCTCTTGAATCCGTTGCTTTCATTTACTAAATCTAATAAATCCTTAAATTCAAAGCAAACCATTACTTTTGAATGATTTTTTGAGAAAACAAGCAGTGGTGTTAAGTCCTCTGAATTTTGACACGCTTGTTCGTAGCATTGCCAAATATTAATTCGTTCTACCTTTTTACACTCTACGGAATAAGGGAAAGTATCTCGCCCTGCTTTAGATAATATAATATCCATACCACTTTCTCCCATAACTGCTGTTTTAATATCGTGTTCGTTAATTGCCAACTTTTCCATTATCATCTCACGGACTTTGTTCTGGAAATTTCTTCCTTTGGCTTTTGCACTACTTGGTTTCATCTAATTCTCCATTTTTTGCTTTTTCAATAATTTCTGGTGTAAGAGTTAATACAATTTTTTCTTCTTCTTCTTCTTTTTTCTTTTGCTCTTCTTTTTGTTTTAGATATAGTTCTAAGTCTTTTCTCAATCGTTTTTGTTGCTCTTCTCTATCTCTTCTTAACTCATTCTTAATTAATTCAATTCTGTCAAATAGTGGTTGAATATCTCTTTCCTCTGCAACACAAGTCATTAACCAATCCCAATCGTAAGTATGTTCTTTATAGGTGCTATATCCAGAATATATTCTTTCATCCATAGCATTATACTTATCTTTATCAATTCCATACCCCCAAACTAAAATACCTAAAAATTCTAAATAAATTCTTCCAAGGTGTTTTAATTGTCCAACTTTCTCTCTTAGTTTTTTATTTTCTGCAACTAAATCAGTTAATACTTCAACCTGATTTTCTAACTTATTTACCCTCATTTATGAACTCTCCTTTCACTATGTCATCAATTATAAAACCAATAGTCTGATTTGTTTTATATTTCTTGAAATTTATTTTCTTTATCTTTTCAATTACCTCGTTCCACTTCGTTGTATTGTCGTGTAACTCTTTTTGTGTTTTTAATAGTAAATCAAAACTCATTTATTCCTCCATTTGTATTATGTTTTTTGCTGCTGATAATTCAAGATGTCCAACATATTTAACTATGTCATAGTTTTTATTAAACTCCGTTTGCTTAGGCATTGTTTTGTTTTTCCACTTATAATCATATCCAGAATTATCTAATTCTGTAATATTGTAAATCCATATATTATCCTCATATCCAACAACATATAGAAATATCTTATTATGTATTTCTGCGTATACTTTATTATAAGCATACTTATCAAACTCTATAATCCAATCGTTATATTTTGCATTTCTTTGTTTTAACTCTATAATATAATGATTGTTGTCTGCGTCAAATCTGTGATATTCGCTTTCACATAAAACTGCTTTATCAGAGAGATAGCGATTTAAAGACTTTAATATTTTAACTTCATTTTCTTTCATATTAGTTTTGTAATACTTCCTCAATCTTGCTTACTGGTACATTTTTATCAACCTTACCTGCCATTTCATTTAAGAATATTAACAACCTTTCTTTATATTCACTTAATAGCATTACTGGTTCTTGCGTTTCTTTATGAATAGCCCATTTTTCTCCATTGATTATTTTAAAAGATACACCATTAGAGTTTTGAAATATTTCGTCTTTATTCATTTATACCTCCTCATATTCAAATTCACAATGGTCTTTACATCTGGCACATAAGCCATAATGTTCTCCGTCGTATTCGTGTATATTTCCCATTCCACCTGCTCCACAACAAGTAGATAGTAATTCTTTATCGTCATTATCTTCTTCTTGTTCTTGTTGCCAATCTATGAGATGGTCAATATTCTCCTCTACATAATCTCTGTATGCACTCATTTTTCGTCCCTTTCAATTTCTGATTGTGCTATGCACTCCATTACAATCTGGTCTACAAAAGCTCTAAATTGTTGCTGTGAATATCTTTTTATAGATATTTCTTTTGACAAGTCTATTGCTTTTCTGTACATCTTATGCACTCTATGTAATTCCTCAAAATATGCAAAATGTATTTCTCTTTGCTTTTCGTCTTGCATATCTATATTATCTAATACCTTACTCATTTGTATTCCTTTCTTGGTTGTATGTTTACAATTTCCTTATCATCAATTTCAATGTTAAATTCCTCTTTAAATGTATCTTTTACTTTTTCAACATATTCCTTTTTGTTTTTTGCTTCAAAGTTATTTCCACTAAAAGTTAAATTTACTTCACATACATATTCTTTCATTTGTATTCCTTTCTTGGTTGTATTTGTTCATCACAACACGAAACATATAAATCTCTATATTCCGAAGTTGTCTTTTGTTTGTTGCATTTACCACATTGGTAAACATAAATCGGTTCATCTGGTACAAACGGTAATACTACTTCATCTGTCCATCTTTCTTGGTTTAGATAGGTTTCTGGATTAGGTATGTATTGTTGGTTTTGCCATTGCTCCGATTTCTTTTGCAATTCTATATTCTTTATAATTAAATCAATAGGAAAGTTATTTGCGTCAAATTTATCCTGTACTTTTTTCTTTCCTACTTTCTTTGGATATGCTTTCCAAAATTTCTCAAAGTCTTTATTATTTCTTACCTTCTTACTTTCTTTCTTTCTTATAATATGGTTAAGTCTTGGTTGAGTCTTGGTTAGCTCTTGGTTATTCTTAACCGAATTATAGCTATTGTACTCGACGATAAAAAGGTGGGTTACCTGTTGGTTGGAATTTGGACTACTTTTTATCATATTGGTTTGTTTTAGTTTCTTTAAAAAGGTTCTTAATTGTTGCCTTGACATACCATTACGCTTAGCAAAGTTTTCTTGTGAAAATACAATTTCTCCCCTGTTTACTTCTATGATTTGATTGTTAAGCAACATTGACGAGGGCTTTATACTTGCCCTCATCAATATATCAATCCAACATTTGAGATACAAAGGATTATCCCAAATCCAGTTGTCTTGTATTTTGCGATATAGTTTTATGAAAGAATTATCCATTAGTTGCTAAATGCCTTAACAAACAAATAGATAAATCCAAACACAATAGACCAAAAAAATATTTCGTACATCTTAACCTCCCATTGCGTTTGTTAGACTTGCTAACGCTTTTTCATATACGTTAACATTAGTTCTAATACCATTGCTATTATTCTTTAACCACTCTCTAGCTTCTTTACCTAAAACACCTTTATCAAGTGCTTGTTTTTCTAAGCGATTAAATGATTCTATCTGTTTAATGGTAGGAGCTTTCATTTGAAAGTCCTCTGCTTCTACATCAGAGTAAAATGCGTTCTTGCCGTAGAGTCCTAACAATTTAAGACTTGCTCTAGCTTTACCTCTCTTCTCTGCCATTGCCCAAAAGTATTGATTTTTGCAATTTGTATCATTTGCTTCTCCAAAAGTAATTTCATCTATTAAGCCAAGCTCATCACTTTCTTGATATGCTCTAACTTTAATAGCTACTGCTGGTGAAACATCAAGATTATCAGACATTTCAAACTTAATGTTCTCTGCTTCGATAATCTTTATCACTCCGTCAAAAGATATAATTTTGTTACCTCGCAAGCTCCAAAAGTCATCTTCATCAAGATTGTATTTCTTTATTAAGTGTTCACTCATTTTTCCTCCTAAAATAGTTGTTCGTAAGTTTGACCTGTCACATAACAGATAGCTAGTTTTTTATCTTCAGGAATTTGTTGTTTTTCCTTCCAGATATAAACTATCTGACGTGATACATTTAGTTTGGACGCTATCCAACTAATAGGACGTTGATTTTCCTTTAGCCATAAGTCGACCATATACCAATCGTTATTTTCCATTTTCCTCCCAACCTGTTTCCAGAGCTAGTGATATAACCTGCTCTTTTAACAGATACGCTTGTGTGCGATAGCAAAAAAAGTTTCTTTGGCTATCATCTTGATTTTCGATATAATACATCTCTGCAACATTATTAAGTCGCAAATGCAGTATCATTGAATTGATTTGTTTATCTGTGTATTCTTTCATTAGTCTAACTTCCTAATTTCTTGAATACCTTGTTTTAATAGGCGATAAACAATATAAATACCTATTATTGCTCCCATAGTTTCCATTATAACACCTCGTATTCGTTTGATTTAATCTTCTTATCTTCAAACATTTCTAAAGTTATATTAGTC